GCAGCTTGCCATGAGAGAGTTTTTCTCACGTTAGCGTTTGTCCAATCTGATGAACTGATTGTTAATGCCATTGATATAAGAAATACCTAAAGACTTATAAAGATTATTGCCACCAAGAACCGAGCAAATGTAATCCTGTAAGTGATTCTATCAGAATACTTCCAAATAGGAATATAATGACTAAATCTCTTGCTTTTGCCAGCTTGTCAGCATGATATAGTTGTACCATACCACCACTCAATATTTAAAGCATTTAAGTTTAACGCCATTTATCTCGCTTTCTATCTTCACATTGAACACATTTGAGTATTCCTTTATGATAACCACAATCTTTACACTTTAATGAAAAATCTACAGCTTCATTCTTTCCCGTTCTTCTAAGCATTACAATAGCTAAAACACCAATAGCAATCATTCCAAGTATATAAGTGATCATATATTCATTTATATAATAGCATATATAAATATTTCCTAACGTAAAGTTAAGTGCTACTTAAAAAAAATAAAAATGCCCGAAGGCTTTCAATTTTATTTTAGAGTTTTATATCTCTGATTTTACCTTGTGATTTGAAGTGTCTGCACACAGATTCTCCCATTGTACGGAATACACCTTTCTCAACAAATGCGTTGTTGACAAATGGATAGCCCGGACTTCTACGAGTTGCCTCATAGTATTCGGTTGGGATTGCGATTTGGATTCCAATTCTTGGATAACCATATCCCTCTGCATCTGACGTATCGAAAGCGAACAATCTTCCTACTTCACTGGCATCGCCAGCTTTACTAGGTGAGTCCTTACTTGGAATGAATGGGATTCCATAGATTGAATCTACATGAATACCTACTCCTGTTCCTTTGAATGTCTGAATACCGTTCACATCAACTTGTACTAAACTTTCGCCGTATGGATTTGGAATACGGACAGAAGGCATATACAAGCCTTGTATCTCGGAATAGACTTCGTGAGAACCTAAGAACACATTTGGATCTTTACCTGCTGCTATCCTAATCTTTCGTAAGAAAGCTCTTAGGGTATCATCAGTTAAGACACCGTTTGTTCCAATCGTACCAGAAGCTGATTCAACTGTACTGTCGTAAGTTGTACCACTATCTCTATCAATAGTTGCGTTTGCTCCCCATGGATCATAATATCCACTTCCTGAACCACCTAATGCTGTTTCCTCTGCACCAGATGATACAATTCGGTCTAATGACTCAAAGTCACTAGTTCCTGCAAATGCTCCTCCTGTAGCTGTTTGTGCTTCAACGTCTGCAAGTAGTTGTCTGTTTAGAAATTCTTTGTGTTGTACTGCCATGTAAAGTCTTAGAGAACCTAAGCCTCCCCATATATCGTCTTTACTGTGTGTTGCCAACCATTCCATAACTTCGGATGCACTGAAAGGCAGTTGTGCTGTCTTTGGTCGTACATCGATTTCTGCAAGTGTTGGTTTAACAGTTTCGGCAATATTGCCACCTTCTGCTGTACCACCCAAAGCAGTGTTGCCTTGATTAGTATTCAGAACTGGCTTTGCAGTAATAACCCTCCATCCAGATTTGTCCCAAGGGTACTTTGGCATAATACCAAATGCGTTAGCCTCTAAGTTAAGTTGAGCCCATGCATATGCTCCATAGATTGCGTTGAAAACGCCCGCTGTGGAAGTAGTTGCTGGTGCATCTGCTTTTCTAAGTAGGTTACGATTGTACCCATAGTAAAGAGCTTCAAGTTCATCGATGGTCTTTATTTGAACCATTTTAGAAACCTCGTACCTCTTCGTCTGTTGGTGTGTAATACTTTCCTTTCAGAATATTTCTTGCGACATTTGATAGTCCCTCAAAGCCTTCTGAACGTGCATCTTTAAGAATTGGGCTAAAGTCTTGTTGACTCTCTCCTACTTTCTCAACTGCTGCGTTTGGTCTTGGGGTGCTAGTGGAAAACGTATGCTGTGACTTTGCTACAAGTTTTGGCTCACTTTTATTAAGTGGCTTCTCTTGCATTGAAGGTGCTGCATCATTCGCTGGTTTGTTGTCATCAACTCGATCATCGTCTAGTCCTGCTTGATCTCCTTGTGGATAAGGCTGTGCTGGAGTTGTTACGTCAGCTCCTACATCATTGTCTGATCCAGTAGTTCCTGCTGGTGCTAGGGGTAAATCTGTTGGTGTTTCGAGAGCTTTCACTCTTGAATCTATACCTTTGATTGAATCTGCAACGCTTTTCAACTGCTCTGATATACCATCAAAGCCAGTCTTAATGGAAGTTTCAAAAGCTTTGCTTTTTTCTTCTTCCTTGTCGTCTTCAGCTTTTCTAGTTGTTTTCTCTGCTTCTTCTTTGTCGTCTTCAGCCTTTTGGCTGATTTTCTTCTCTTCTTCAGGTTTTTTGTTGTCGTCTGTCATGTTGTTATCCTTATTAAACTTTTCCTCCTTTATATATATTTCTTTAATTTTGTCTTTTTCATCTTCATTTACTGGTGTAATCTGTGCTATTGGCTCTGATCCTTGCTGTGATGTGTTATAACCACCTAATCCTCTTACACCACCAACTCTACCCTGTCCCATGTCTTTCTCTTTCACTTCTTTTGGTTGTGGATGATCTGTACCTTGCCACTCGCCTTGTTTATCTTTAACTTCACCTATTTTTCTATTAGAACTTGTATCTCTATCTACATCTTGGTTATACATACTATGTTGATCACCATCGGCATTTGAAAAGTCTGGCTTTGTGACATAACACCCAAACTTAGAGCATTTTATGAGCATCTTACCATCTCCTAAATCTTCATGTTCTACCATAGCTTTTGACAATGGATTTGTATGAGTTATTAATGCTAATGGAACTGCTGGATCTTCACACACTGCTACCTCATAATGTTCTAAATCTGTAAGTGCATAAGCAATAGAACCGTCTTTCATTTTGACAGGTTCTCTGTCTGCCTTTGTTGCTCCACCGAAGCTTAATCCTTTATATGTACCATCTTGTATTTTCTTCCAAATATCATCATCTAATTCATAGTCTTTGTGTATCTTTCCTGTTATCTTAATCGCTGGATATATATTACCCTCTGCATCGTCTATTGTGGTTTTTGCAAAATTAATACCTTTACCCACCACCCTATTTGAATGTGTATCTGTGATAGGAGCTCCCCTATCCATCCATGTTGGTAATACCTTATATAATTCATCAACTATAGTTATCTCTCCCTGTTTGTCCTTCATCTCAACTGTTAATATACCCTCGAAGAATCTTTCCTCACTATCTGATTTAGCCATTAAACCCTTAGTAACTAGCGTTCTAAAGAATAACTGTTCCATTGTATTTTATATATGCTCTTTATTTATAAAGATAATGTTAAACTGGTAAAGGGTTTGTAAAATAATGCCCTATTTACCTGTCTTTTGGTCTATGCCTCGACTTCTTTCTTGGCTTTTGTCACTACATAATCAGCAGTAAATCCAACCGTTAGACCTACCAATACTATTCCAGCATCGGATAATCCATCTACTATTTGGATTTGTGCAAGTGCCAGAGCAGCGAAAGTAGCAATAATCAGTGATCCTGCGAGTCGTCTTATAGAATAAGGCTCTCCTTCAGAATGTAACCATCCTCTTAGCGTGTTCAGACCTGCTCCTATTGCTGATGCAATAGCGACAAGTATTAATGCTTCTACCATATCCCATTATAAAAGATGGTTGTATTTAAGGATTTTCTAAGCGTATAGCCTTGATCGTATTATCATCGACTTTTTCTTCAATTTTTTTAAGTTCTTCTCTAACGTACTGTTCAAATTCTGTCATTACTCTCCACTCTCAATAGGTGTAAGCATCTTCTCTCCTATCATAGCCCATACTAATTGTGGATTAGCCATAACTACTTGTGGAAAAAACGGATCACTTCCACTTCCTTCAAAAGTTCCACACGCCCAACATACCCAAACATTATGCATACCATCTGAATACCCATATGTCTTCTTTTTACAATTACTACATTTATTCATATACTAAATTCCGAAGGCTTTATATTTAAGTATATTCATACACACAGTATGGCTAGTTCCATTTATATCTACACAAGAAGAGAAGATTATAATAATCTGTACAAAGGAAAAGAAGAAGCTTTCACTTATCAAACACCTATATTAGATTTCTTTATTAGACCAACAGAGGGATATGATGTAGATGATTCAATACCAACTAACAAGTTATGGGTTATAACACATACAGATAAACTAAGACAAAGACCTTCTTTGGAAAGAACTATATGTATTTTTACAAATGGTACTTGTTTTGACTATGTATCAGGTAGTGAACTTCAAGTAGAGAAAGAAAAGGTAATCTATAATCCAAAGAATAATCAATTAGAGTTTTATCCTAGAAAACTTAGAAAGCCATTACTATCACTCAAAGTTGACAAGGTTGTTGGTGGAAAACCATCAAAGAAGTTAAAGATAAACTATAAGGTAAAATATTATGATATGACACATGATAGGTTGAATCTATTTGTCTAGTTTTATTTTTAGGGCAGCAGGATTTAATGAGATAATAGAACTGTTAAAAGAAACTAATCAAAGTTTGAAGAACGTAGAAAGGTTATTGGAGTTCACGCTATCTCCACCAGATCTATCTAAATATAAAAAAGGTATGGGTTTAGACGATATACCTCGTATGAAACTTAGTGAA